AATACCAGGTATTGACAAACTACTTAAGGGTGGTTTGGCTAAAGGTGAGATTGGTGTAATCCTTGCACCAACAGGTGTGGGTAAAACTACAATCTTAACGAAGATTGCTAATACCGCATTCAACTTGGGGTACAATGTCCTTCAAGTATTCTTCGAAGACAATCCAAAGATTGTTCAGAGGAAACACTTTACGATTTGGACGGGTATCCCACCTGACGAGTTAGCATTACATAGAGAAGATGTTATGTCAAAGATTACTGAAATACAAGAAACAATGAAAAACAAACTTGTATTGAAGAAATTGGCATCTGATACTATGACAATGAACCAACTTAAAAATCAGGTTAGAAAAATGATTGCAGATGGAAACAAAATTGATATGATTATGTTAGATTATATTGATTGTGTGTTACCTGAGTCATCATCAAAGGATGAATGGAAGGCTGAGGGTTCGGTAATGAGAGGATTTGAAGCGATGTGTCACGAACTTAATTTGGTTGGTTGGACAGCAACTCAAGGGAATAGAAGTTCCATTTCTTCAGAGGTAGTTACTACTGACCAAATGGGTGGGTCAATTAAGAAGGCTCAAGTTGGACACGTTATCATTACGGTGGCAAAAACACTTCAACAAAAGGAGATGAATTTGGCGACAATTGCGATAACGAAATCACGTCTTGGAAAAGACGGGGTGGTGTTTGAGAATTGTAAATTCAACAACGAACTCCTTGAAATCGACACTGAAAGCTCTGTAACATTCTTAGGGTTCGAAGAACAACAAGAAGAGAAAAAGAGAGACAGAGTTAAGGAGTTGATGGAAAAAAGAAAACAGAAAGAACAACAACAACAATTATAAAACACACAATTAATTATGGAAAAAATTTTAGTAGAAAATCCGAATAGATTCGTCATTTTCCCTATTGAACACAATGATATTTGGGAATTTTATAAATCTCACCAAGCAGCGTTTTGGACTGCAGAAGAAGTAGATTTGACAAATGACATTAGAGATTGGAATAATCTAACTGAAAACGAACAATATTTCGTCAAGAACATTTTATCATTCTTTGCCGCTTCTGACGGTATCGTAAATGAAAATCTTGCAGAAAACTTTGTTAAAGAAGTACAATATCCTGAAGCAAAATTCTTCTATGGATTTCAGTTGATGATGGAAAACATCCACAGTTTGATGTATTCATTATTGATTGATACATACATCTCAAATGAGAAAGAAAAACAATTATGTTTCACTGCATTAGATAATTTACCTGCGGTACAGAAGAAGGCAAAGTGGGCACTTGATTGGATTAAGAACTCTACGTTCCAAGAGAGACTCGTTGCATTTGCTGCGGTTGAAGGTATATTTTTCTCAGGGTCATTCTGTTCAATCTTTTGGTTGAAATCAAGAGGTATTATGCAAGGATTGTGTAATGCAAACAGTTTGATTTTCAAAGATGAGAACCTCCACTGTGACTTCGCAATTCACTTGGTTAATAACCACTTGGAAAACAAACCATCTGAGAAAAGAATTAAAGAAATTCTATTGTCAGCATTGGAGATTGAAAAAGAATTCATTACTGAATCATTACCAGTTTCACTTATTGGTATGAACTCTAACCTTATGAAACAATATTTGGAATTCATTACTGACCAATTGTTGGTTAAGTTTGGATGTAAAAAAGAGTTCAATGTTGAACAACCATTCAAATTTATGGAACAGATTGCGGTCGAAACAAAAGGTAATTTCTTTGAGTCTAGAACTATGGAATACCAGAAGGCTAAACTAAACGAAGAATTATCATTTGATTCTGATTTTTAATTTAATACTTTTATACCTATGATGTCATTAAAAATTAAAAAGAGAGGTGGGGAAGATGTTGCATTTAATCCTCAAAAAATTTACAACAGAATTAAAAGAGCTGCGAAAGGGTTGACCGTAAACTCTGACGAAATATTCATTAAGGTGATTACCTCAGTGCCAACTGAAGGTAACATAACAACAAAAGAGTTAGATAAACTTGTGTATGAAATTGCTGCGGCATATACTGGTAGTCACTATGATTATTCAAGACTAGCAGCATCGGTTGCGATTTCATCCTATCATAAAGAAACTGACCCAAGTTTTTCTAATGTGATGCATACGTTACATGCTGATGGTGTAGTTCATGATGATTTGATGGTAAAGATTGAAGAGTATGGTCCGTCCAAGATTGACGAAGTTATCAATCATGAAAATGACTATAACTTTGATTACTTTGGTTGGAGATCTTTACAAGAAATGTATCTATTGAAAACTCCAGAGGGTAGAGTAATTGAAAGACCACAACACATGTACATGAGAGTAGCTTTGTGGGTAACCAATACTTTTGAAGAGGCGGTTGAATACTATGAGTCACTATCGAGTCAACGTATTTCCAAGGCGACACCAATTATGATTAACTCAGGAACAAAGGTTCCTCAGTTGGCTTCTTGTGTATTACACTATAACAACTCCGACTCTAGAGATGGTTTGTTGAAAACTTTGAATGATATTTCAACATATTCATCAGATGCTGCAGGTATCGGATTGTCTATGTCTAATATTAGAAGTAAGGAGAGTAGAATTAAATCTTCAGGTGGATTCGCTGGTGGATTGTTAAAGTATTTGAAGATTGTCAATGAATCTTTAAGATTCTTTAATCAACAAGGTAGAAGACCTGGTAGTGCCGCAATCTATTTGGAACCATGGCATAAAGATATTTTCGACTTGTTGGATATCAAAAAGAATACAGGAGCTGAAGAACTGAGAGCGAGAGACTTATTCACAGCATTATGGATTCCTGATAACTTCATGAGAGCGGTTAAGAATAATGAAGATTGGTACCTATTCTGTCCTAACGACATTATCAAAGCTGGAATCAAACCTTTACAAGAGTGTTATGGTGAAGAGTATGAACAAAACTATCGTAAGGCGGCTGACTTAGGTATTGGTCGTAAGGTAAAGGCACAAGAGGTATGGAGTAAAGTAATTGAATCTCAAATTGAGACTGGTGTTCCTTACTTGTGTGCTAAGGATAGCGCTAACAAGAAAACAAATCATCAAAACATTGGTGTGATTAAACAATCTAACCTATGTAATGAAATTTATCAGTATACTGATGAAAGGACTACCGCAATTTGTACTCTATCTTCAATTGTGTTGAAAAACTTTATTGTTGATGGTAAGTTTGATTATAACCTTTTAATCCAAGAAGTAAGAAAGGCTGTAAGAGCATTGAATAATGTTATTGATAAAAACAATTATTCTACAGAAAAAGGTCTTAAGGGTGGTCTTGAACAACGAGCAATCGGGATTGGTGTTCAAGGATTAGCGGATGTATTTTGTCTTTTGGATTACGTTTTCACTTCGGATGAAGCCAAAACGTTGAATAAGAATATCTTCGAGGCAATTTATTTCGCAGCAGTTACTGAGAGTAATGAATTGTGTAAGAAAGGTATCAGAAAACCTTATGAGTTCTTCAAAGGTTCTCCAATGTCGAAAGGTATTTTCCAATTTGATATGTGGGAATTGAATGAGAGTGAATTGTTCTTAGATTGGGAAACATTGAAGAAAGATGTAATTGAGTATGGTGTATGTAACTCATTGTTTACTGCACAAATGCCTGTGGCATCTTCTGCAAAAATTACAGGGTCTTTTGAAATGACAGAACCTGCACACTCAGCATTATTCAATAGAAGAGTTGTAGGCGGTGAAATTATGATTGTAAACAAATATCTAATTAACGACTTCGAAAAAATTGGTATTTGGTCAGAAGACTTGAAAAATGAAATCATTTTGAATGAAGGGTCAATTCAAGGAATAAACTTCAATCAATATCTTGATCCTGAAGACAAGAACTATTTGAAGAAAGTAAAAAGAATCGAACACTTAATTCCAAAATATAAAACTATTTGGGAGATATCACAAAGAGAGTTGATTAACATGGCGGCTGATCGAGCACCATTTGTTGACCAATCTCAATCTATGAATATCTATATGGCGAATCCATCTTTGTCAAAGATTACTTCTTCACACTTTCACTCTTGGGAAAAAGGATTGAAAACTTTGTGTTACTATGTAAGAACAAAGGCAATATCGACAGGAGCAAAACATTTGGCGGTTGACATTTCAAAAATTCAAAAACCAAAACCTCAACAAGAAGTACCTAAAGTAGATTATAGTAGTATGAATTTACCACCAAAACCTGAAGGTATAGAAATTGAATGTTTTGGATGTTCATCTTAAAACAATTTAAATCCCAACTTATGTTGGGATTTTTTATTTTGGGCTATTTATAAGGAAACTAATCGAAGTATATTTATCTTTATGGCGAACGGAGTTACATATGGATTAAATTTCCCATTTCGGGATTCTCGACGTGGGGATTATTTGGAACTCACAGAATTTGAGTCCCAACAAATCAAATCGGATTTAATACATTTATTATTAACTAGAAAGGGAAGTAGATATTATTTACCTGAGTTTGGTACTAGATTGTATGAATTTATTTTTGAACCATTTGATGGTTTGACATTTGACGCTATACAATCGGATATTAGAGACGCGGTTGAAACCTTCATGCCAAACTTATTATTAAATCAAATATCTATTACACCAGCTGATCCTGAATTAGAGGTTGATACAATGTTGGGTGAAAATACTGTAGGGACAAGTGAATCGCCAGTTTATAGATTTCCAGGAAAAGGAACATCTGAGTATACTGCAAAAATTAGAATAGATTACGCGAACAATAGAAGTTCTTTTGCTCAAAGTGATTTTGTTATTATAAATATTTAATATAAATGGCTAATCGTAAAATATCATATACCACTAGAGATTATCAAGGGATAAGAACCGAACTATTAAATTATGTAAGGACTTATTATCCCGAGCTCATACAAGATTTTAATGACGCTTCAGTATTTTCTGTGTTCTTAGATTTGAATGCTGCGGTAGCTGATAACTTACACTACCATATTGATCGAAGTATTCAAGAAACAGTTCTTCAATACGCACAACAAAGATCCTCAATATATAATATCGCAAGAACTTATGGTTTGAAACTTCCTGGCCAAAGACCGTCGGTAGCCTTGGTTGACTTTTCAATTACCGTTCCAGCATTTGGAGACAAAGAAGACGAACGATATCTCGGGATTTTAGCAAGAGGATCTCAAGTCACTGGAGCGGGAATTGTATTTGAGAATGTATATGATATAGATTTTACATCTCCATACAACGCTCAGGGGTTTCCTAATAGATTAAAAATTCCTAACTTCAACGCTAACAATGTTTTGGTTAACTATACAATCACAAAAAGAGAATTGGTTGTAAACGGAGTAACCAAAGTATTCAAAAGAGTTATCACTCCGAATGATGTAAAACCATTTTTCGAGTTATTCTTACCTGAGAAAAATGTTTTAGGTATAACAAGTGTTTTATTAAAGAGTGGAACTGAGTATACCAATTTACCAACTACAGCTGAATTTTTAGGATTATCTAATAAATGGTATGAAGTTGAGGCATTAGCTGAAGATAGAGTTTTCATCGAAGACCCAACTAAAGTTTCAGATCAACCTGGTATAAAAGTAGGTAGATATATTCAAACCTCTAACAGATTTATAAGTGAATATACTCCTGAAGGATTCAAGAAACTCACATTTGGTGGTGGAACAAATACCGCTCAAGATGCTCTCGATCAATTTACAACCTTAGGTGCTACTTTAGACATACAAAGATATTCGAATAATATATCTTTGGGATCGGCCCTAACACCCAATTCAACATTATTCGTTCAATACAGAGTAGGTGGAGGATTGGGAACTAACTTAGGTACAAACGTAATTACACAGATCGGAACAGTTTCTTTCTTTGTTAATGGACCATCCGAAATTACAAACTCTTCAGTAGTAAACTCATTGAGATGTAATAACGTCACAGCTGCAGTAGGTGGAGCTGGATTACCTTCACTTGAAGAAATTAGAAATTATGTGTCGTTCAACTTCTCGGCACAAAAAAGAGCTGTGACAGTTCAAGATTACGAATCAATAATTAGAAACATGCCATCAGAGTTCGGAGCACCTGCCAAGGTCTCTGTCACTGAAGATAACAACAAAATTCTTATTCAACTTCTATCATACGATACCTCAGGTAAGTTGACCAACATTGTTTCAAATACTTTGAAACAAAACATCGCTACTTATTTGTCAAATTATAGAATGATGAATGATTATATTTCAATTCTTACTGCTGAAGTAATAGATCTAAGTTTAGAGGTTTCCATAGTTTTAGATTCCGCACAAAATTCAGGGCAAGTGATAGCTGATGTAGTTGATAGAATATCAACATACTTTAATCCGCAAACAAGACAGTTAGGTCAAAATGTTTATTTGTCTGAATTACAAAGTATAGTACAGAATCAAAATGGTGTGTTAACTGTAGCTGGAATCAAAGTGTTTAATAATGTAGGAGGACAATACTCTTCAGCTGAAACATCAATGCAATATTCAAATCCAGAA